TGCTAACCAATTGGTTAAGGATATGTCTGCAAATAACTAGAGGATATTTATATGTCTGAAGAGCGCACTCCAAGAGAGGAGTATAATCGAAAAACCACACAACGAAAGAAGTCGTGGTCACCACCAAATGTACTACCTGACCCTGAACCAGAGGAAGGATGGGTGTTTAGATGGGTTCGTACCAGCATGATTGGTAACCCAGATAACACTAATGTTTCCAGTAAGTTTAGAGAAGGCTGGGAGGTCGTCACTGCTGAGTCACAACCTAAGTTGAAAATACTTACGGATGAAAACTCACGCTGGGCAAATGAAGGTGCAATTGAAGTTGGTGGGTTATTATTATGTAAAGCCCCTGTTGAAATGGTTAGAGATCGTAAAGAATATTACGATAACATGGCTGATCAACAGATGAGTGGCATTGATAATAATTACCTTAGAGAAAATGATCCAAGAATGCCTATGCTTCAACCGGAAAGGCAGTCTAGGGTTACTTTCGGGAGTAACTCCAAGAAGTAATTTATTATTTCATGGGGTTATGAATTTTAACTTTGTGATGTAAATAGGGAGGCTATTATGCCTAGTAGTGCAACACCTTACGGTGCTATGCCACAAGCTGGACTTAGTTGTAATGGTTCTTTTAGCGGAAAAGTTCGTCACTATAAAATTGCGAGTGCTTATGGCACTGGTATTTTTTATGGCGACTTTGTTAAATTAGTTACTGCCGGTACTGTCGAAAAAGACTCTGGTACAGCTACTTTGACTCCAATTGGTATTTTTGTCGGATGTGCTTACACCGATCCAAGTACTAATCAAAAGACCTTTAACCAACAATGGCCCGCATCTACTTCTGCTTCAGATGCCGTAGCTTATGTTATGGATGACCCAGATATTACTTTCCAAATGCAATGTGACGGCTCTGCCGCTCAAGCTGTATTGGGAACTAATTGTGCGGTTATTCAAACAGCAGGCTCCACCTCTATAGGTACTAGCAAAAACGCTGTCGATATTTCTACTGCAGCTACCACTAACACGCTACCAGTTCGTATTATTCAATTCGTTGATGGACCGAACTCTGCTGTTGGTGATAGTTACACTGATGTTGTCGTCAAGTTTAATGTTGGTCACCTCATGAATAACACAACTGGAATATAAGGAATTTAATAAATGGCTATTTCAAGAGCACAATTACTTAAAGAACTTCTACCCGGTTTAAATGCGTTATTCGGGTTAGAGTACGGCAAGTACGACAATGAGCATGAAGAAGTATATGAGACTGAATCTTCGGACAGATCGTTTGAAGAAGAAGTCAAGCTAAGTGGCTTTAACGCTGCCCCCGTAAAAGACGAAGGTGCTGCTATCAGTTATGATAACGCACAAGAATCTTTTACTGCTCGATACAACCACGAAACCATTGCAATGGGATTTGCTATTACTGAAGAAGCTATGGAAGATAATCTTTATGATTCGCTTTCTGCACGCTACACTAAAGCACTTGCCAGAGCTATGGCTTACACGAAGCAAGTCAAAGCTGCATATCCTTTGAATAAAGGATTTGGAGATTTTGATTCAGGTGATGGAGTTGATTTATTCAGCACCTCTCACCCTCTTGTTTCAGGTGGAACAAACTCGAACACTCCTTCTACACAAGCTGATCTTAACGAAACTTCACTAGAAGCGGCTGTTATTCAGATTGCTGGATGGACTGACGAGCGTGGTTTGCTAATTGCTGCAAAACCAACGAAGTTGATTATACCGCCTAACTTGATGTTTGTTGCTCAACGGATACTACAGTCTGATCTCAGAGTGGGTACTGCTGACAATGATATTAATGCGATAAAATCAATGGGCGTTGTTCCCGGTGGTTATGCTGTGAATCATTATCTAACTGATACTGATGCATGGTTCTTAATGACCGATGTTCCAAATGGATTCAAACATTTTGTTAGAACCCCAATGGAAACGAGCATGGATGGCGATTTTGATACTGGAAATGTGAGGTACAAAGCTAGAGAAAGATATTCATTTGGAGTATCTGATCCGCTTGGTGCTTTCGGTTCTTCAGGAGCTTAATTTTGTTAATGGAACCTGTGATGGGGGGGTTTCTTACTCAACCCCCATTAACTTAATCTAGGAATAACTTGTCCTACAGACTGACCTAGCAGACAATGCCAAGACGGTAGGACTTATTAAGGAGACTTAATTATGGCAAAATCAACCTTTTCAGGACCAGTACAATCATTGGCTGGTTTTATTTCGGCAGGAAACGCTAACGTAGTTAGTTTAACTGCTGATACAACTTTGACTGTTGCAGCACACGCTGGAAAAGTCCTAGTAACTAATGACGCAGATGGTAAATTTACTTTGCCTTCTATCGTTGCAACTGCACCAGATGCAGATGACGATCCAAATCAAACTAATAATTTGGGTGCTACTTTTACATTTATAGTTGTCACCGCAGCAACAGACATGGACATCTTAACCGATGGAACAGATAAGTTCGTTGGTGGGCTATACACAGGTGTAGATGATGCAACAGGTAAAACTTTTATTTCTGCCGCAGCTAACGATGTAATCACCATGAATGGAACAACTAAAGGTGGGCTTGTAGGTAGTATTGTAAAATGTACTGCTATGGCAAGTGCTAAATATGCTGTAGAAGGCATTATTTTAGGTTCAGGCACTATAGTTACACCATTTGCTAATAGTTAATAGTAGGAGCTTATTATGGCTGATGCAGTAGCAACACAAACCATCTCTGATGGAGCACAACACGCTACATTTAAGTTTACTAACGTAAGTGACGGTACTGGAGAGAGTGCCGTCACTAAAATTGACGTATCTTCTTTGTCTGTTAATCCAGTAACAAGAATGTCTTGTAGTTCAGTAAGCATTGAGAAAATTCATTTCAGCAATATTGGAATGGGTGTCAAAATACTTTTTGATGCCGATACCGATGTATTAGCTATTCAGCTTCCTGCTGATTGGGCTGATGAATTTGATTTTTCTGATTTTAGCGGTATTCCTGATAATGCAGGAACTGGCACTACAGGGGATGTTCAGTTTACAACAGTTGGTCATAGCAGTGGCGATAGTTACACTATTATTATGACTGTGATTAAACATTACACTAATCCAAGTTAGGAATTATTATGGCTAAGTACAAAGTAGTACAGAATGGAGAGAGAGTTCCAAGTGGCGAAGCAATCTTTCAAGTTGCAGAAATCATTGATGGCGAAGAAGTTATCGTTGATTCAAGTCTTATGACTAAGAAAGAAGCGCAAGCCTCTATGAAAGCTATGTCTCCTGTTAAAAAGACAGCGAAGAAAAAAACTAAAAAGTAATGCCACTTAAACGTGGTGCTTCTAAAAAAGTTATTTCTGGGAATATCTCTAAGTTAAAACGAGAGGGGTATCCCCAGAAACAAGCTGTTGCTATAGCATTATCTAAATCAGAGAGAAAACAATCAGGAGGGCATATGCCTAATTATTACGATTCAAAGTCTTCTAAACCTAAAAAAAGCAAACAAGTAAGGTATGGAAAAGGCAAAACAATTAAACACAATTACACTATTGCTAGAGGCAGTGGTGCAGCTAGACCACAAAAATTTAGAAAAAATGGTTAATTAAATGGCTATTGCAACCACAAACTCTTTTAATCTTAATATCGGTGAGATTGTTGAAGAAGCATATGAGCGAGCAGGACTAGAGGCTAGGACTGGTTATGACTATCGTACTGCAAGACGCAGTATCGATATGATGATGATTGAGTGGCAGAATCGTGGAATTAATTTGTGGACTATTGAAAATGGAACCCAAACATTAACTGCTGATACATCGACCTATACTTTGCCTGACGACACAATTGATTTAATGGAAACGCATTTGCGTTTAAATTCTGGAGATAGTTCTAGTCAAACAGATTATCAACTAACCAGAATATCTCCTAGTCAATATGCTGATATACCGAATAAACTACAATCGGGTCAGCCTACTCAAATATGGATTCAAAGACTTACAACAACACCACAGTACACACTTTGGCCCGTGCCTGATTCTACACAAACCTATACTGTGTCTTATTATCGTATAAGACAAATTTATGATAGTGGAAAACCCGGCAGTAATAACATGGATGTTCCTAAAAGATTTTTACCTTGTTTGGTTTCTGGGCTTGCTTATTACATAGCAATGAAAAGACCAGAAGCTGGGGATAGATTGTCTTTCCTTAAACAAGAATATGAAGAACAGTGGCAATTAGCATCTGAGGAAGATAGAGTTAAAGCGAATTTTCGTTTTGTGCCGTGGACATCTTACAGTAACTAATGACACAGTTTGCACAAGGTAAGTATGCTTTTGGCTTTTGTGATCGTTGCGGTTTTCGTTACGACTTAAAAGATTTAAAAGATGAAGTAGTTGACACAAGACTCAGTGGATTCTTGGTTTGTCCTGAGTGTTTTGATCAAGATCAACCTCAGTATCAACTAGGCAGAATGCCAGTTGATGATCCAATTGCTTTGGAGAACCCAAGACCTGATAAAGCACAAGAAGCAAGCAGACGTTTGTATGCATTCGATCCGATTGGCGGTGGTGTTACTTCTGCTGGATCAAGAACAGTGGGTCTTGATATGCATGGTAAAGTAGGAACACTTAAAGTAACAACGAGCTAGATATGACTTATGGTGAATTAAAAAACTTAATACAGAATTATCTCCAGAATAGTGAGACTTCTTTTACTACATATCTTCCAGATATTATTAAACAAGCAGAAGATCGTATTCTTGAGAATGTTCAGTTGCCTGTCTTTAGAAAAAATCAGGTGGGTGCTTTATCAGCAGATAATCAATATTTAGGTATTCCAACTGATTTTTTAGCCCCTTATTCTTTATCCTATACAGCCAGCAGTAATCAAACTTTTTTAATGAACAAAGATGTTAATTGGATCAGAGAGCTATATCCAAACGCAACTACAACAGGAGAGCCTGAATACTACGCTATATTTGATAATGATTACTTTATTGTAGCTCCAACACCAGATTCTGCTTACAATGTTGAATTACATTACTTTTATAGACCAGCATCAATAACTGCTGGCTCTGATAGTGGTACAACATGGCTATCAACAAATGCTCCTTCAGCATTGCTATATGCTTGTTTGCTAGAAGGATATGTATATATGAAAGGCGAACAGGATATGATGTCTGTTTATAACACAAGATATGAATCTGCATTGGGCAGACTTAAAGTATTGGGAGAAGGCAGAGATAGAAACGATGCCTACAGAGCAGGACAGCTTTAAATCTTCTAAAAAAATGGAAGATAAAGACATTGCAATTGTAGCAATGGGACAAAGCCAGATAGATTTCCATTTATCACAGGTTCATAGCGTATTGTTTGATGAGGTATGGGCAGTTAATGCAATGATAGGTGTTTTGCCTCGCATAGACAGGGCTTTCATATTAGACCCTATGAGTCGTTTCTTAGATTCAGAAGATGCAGGGTCTATGACAAAGATGATGAGATTGGTATTGCCAACTGCTTATTATCCGATTTATTCTTGTGAGCTAGATGAAAGAGTGCCTGCTGTTGAAGAATATCCATTAGAAGATATTGTAGAAAAACTAGGGTGTTCTTATTTTAACAATACGATTGCTTATGCGATTGCTTATGCTTTGTGGTCTAATGTTAAAAGTGTTTCTATTTTTGGTGTAGATTTTACTTATAAAAGTAATATGCATTTTGCAGAAGCGGGTAGAGCTTGTGTTGAATTTTGGTTAGCTAAATGTATAGATTCTGGAATAAATGTTTCAATTGCTCCAAGATCATCATTGTTAGATACAGATATAGATTTTAAAGATAAACTTTATGGTTATCATAGATTACATGATCCAAAGGTTACTTATCAAAATGGAGAAGGGATAAAGGTTTGTAAGTTTTCTGAGGTTCAAATAGAAGAAAATTTAAAGCCAGTTGGAAAGATAGATAGAAATGATATAAATTTAAATCCTCCAGAGCCAAATAAATACTAATGGAAACAGATTCTTTTAAAATATCTATAGGAAATTTAGGAGTTAAGACAACTGAAAACAGAGGTCATACTCCAGAAGAAGTTGCTGAAATGGCAACTGACAAAATTATTTCGGTAAGTGATACAGCACCACCGCAAATTAAAGCTCAAGCACACGCTTTTAAAAATGTGTGCTATAAAATCATTGCTTACTATATGCATGAGGCAATTAAAAACCATATGTGTACGATAGGTAATCAACTAGAACAGCAAGGTCATAAGGACTTAGCTGAAATTATTAGGAGGCTATAATGGCTATAACACAAGCAATGTGTACTTCTTTTAAGAAAGAACTTCTTGAGGGAACGCACAACTTTAAAGCATCTGGAGGAAACTCTTTTAAGCTTGCTTTATATACTAGCTCTGCAACTATGAGTGCTTCTACTACAGCCTATAGCACAGGTCAAGAAGCATCGGGAACAAACTATACTGCGGGCGGAGCAGCTTTAACAAACGTCAACCCTACATCATCAGGAACAACTGCGTTTACTGATTTTGCTGATTTGACTTTTGGAACAGCTACTATTACTGCAAGAGGTTGCATGATTTATAATGACACAGCTACAGGTGATCCATCTGTTGCAGTTTTTGATTTCGGTGGAGACAAAACAAGTACAGCAGGTAGTTTTACAATATCTTTTCCAACCGCAGACGCAAGTAACGCTGTTATTAGAATAGCGTAAACCAGTTATGTCTGGTTGGGGTCGGTCCACATGGGGTGCTGGTCCTTGGGGTGAACCTGCAGTCGTTAATGTTACAGTTAATGTAACAGGCGTTGCGGGAACAACTGCACTAGGAACAGAAACCGTTAGTTGTGATGCGAATGTCGTAGAGACAGGCATTGCGGCTACAGGTGCTGTCGGTAGTTTAACTGCTACTGGTGCATCAATTGTTACAGAGACAGGTGTCGCTGGAACAAGTGCACTAGGCTCATTAAGTATATCTGCTGATGCGAATGTTAGCGAAACAGGAGTAGCAGGAACAGGAGCAGTAAATAGCTTAACTGTAACTGGAGTTGCTAATCTTTCTGTTACAGGAGTAGCTGGTACAAGTGCTTTAGGTACTGAAACTGTTAGTGCCGATGCAAATGTCAGCGAAACAGGAGTAGCTGGTACTGGCGCAATAGGCACAGTTGTTGCAAATGGTGTAGCTCTTGTTGGTGTTAGCGGTACAGCATCGACTGTTTCTCAAGGCGATGAAACCGTTACTTGTGATGCCAATGTTTATCCAACAGGGATTGCTGCTACAAGTGCATTAGGAACAATTAGCACTGTTAGTGATAATATTATTTCAATAACAGGACTAGCTGGAACAGGTCAGGTTGGAGAGCTAACAGCTAGTATTAGTGTAAGCATTTCAATTACAGGAATTGTAGGAACAAGTAAACTAGGAGGATTATTGGTTTGGAGTCCAGTTGCTCCTGATCAAACACCAAATTGGACAGATGCTGGTGCAAGTCAATCACCATCTTATTCAAATGTTAGTCCATCACAGTCGCCAAACTGGAAAGATGAGGCAGCTTAATTTATTATGAGGAAAGAATATGGCAACTTATGTAAACGATCTAAGACTTAAAGAAATCGCTACAGGCGATGAGTCGGGTACTTGGGGAACGAGTACCAATACAAATTTAGAATTAATTGCGGAAGCATGGGGTAGCGGTTCAGAAGCCATTACAGGAACAACCCACACAATCACAATGGCAGACGGCGCTGCCGATGCAGCCAGAGCCTTTGCTCTAACGCTGACAGGATCAATTACCGCAACCAATACAGTAACACTCGCACCCAACACAGTCAGTAAGACTTGGGTGATTCAAAACAACGCGGGTTATCAAGTAACCATATCTCAAGGCACAGGCGCAAATGTCGTCATTCCGAATGGCGGAATTAAAATGATTGTCACCGATGGTGCTGGAGCAGGTGCTGCAGTCACTGACGTACTGGATATGACAGGCGGTACAGGCAATGTTGGACTGGGTTCTGGCGCACTTGGTACAGCCATGACCACAGGAACAAACAATGTTGCCATAGGGGAGAACGCTCTTGATGCGTTTACAACAGCTACAGATAATGTAGCAGTGGGAGATACAGCAGGAACTGCTCTAACTACAGGCTCTTATAACACTGCGGTAGGTTCAGCAGCACTAGATGCCACAACCACAGGCGCAAGTAATGTCGCGGTTGGAAACAACGCTCTCGGAGCAAATACCACTGCTAGTAATAACACCGCCATTGGAACAGATGCACTGCTTTTAAACACGACAGGTTCCGCTAATGTAGCGGTAGGTCAAGGCGCACTAGACTCTAACACCACGGCTGCAAACAACGTAGCGGTTGGGAAATCGGCTTTAGCAGCAAACACCACAGGAACAGACAATGTTGCAATAGGTCGTGCTTCACTACAAGCCAATACCACAGCTTCCGAAAACACGGCAGTTGGACAAGGCTCACTAGAAGCCAATACCACTGGGGCTGACAATACGGCAGTGGGTCACGCAGCACTTGGTTCAACAACTACTGGCTCCAACAATACGGCAATGGGTCGTGGTGCTTTATACGCTAATACCACACCGAATAACAATACCGCAGTGGGTTATTCAGCTTTAACAGCAAACACCACAGGAGCAGCAAATACAGCAGTAGGAGCATTAGCTTTAGATGCCAATACAACGGCAGAAAATAATACGGCAGTGGGGAAAAATTCACTTACAACCAATACGACAGGTGCAAATAATACCGCTATTGGAGTGGATGGGATGAAATTTAACACTACTGGTCAATACAATGTATCTGTTGGTAATCTTGCTTTAAAAGAAAACACCACAGCCGATAACAATACCGCAGTGGGTTATTCAGCTTTAGCAGCAAACACCACAGGAGCATACAACGTAGCGGTGGGTTATTTAGCACTAGATGCCAATACAACGGCTAATGCGAACACAGCTTTAGGAAATGAAACTTTAGGAGCAAACACCACAGGAACAGCAAACACTGCTGTAGGTGCTTCTGCTTTAGGAGTAAATACCACCGCATCAAATAACACAGCAGTCGGCTACAGTGCTTTGATAGCAAACACCACAGGTGACGAAAATGTGGCAGTGGGTAGTGTGGCATTAGACGCAAACACAACTGGTGTAAGTAACACAGGACTTGGTTCGGGAGCATTAGGAGCAAACACTACTGCCAGTTTTAACACCGCAGTAGGAAGGTTGGCTTTAACAGCAAACACCACAGGTGCATCTAATGTCGCAGTGGGCAAAAGTGCATTAGCAGCAAATACCACAGCAAGTGGTAATGTAGCAGTTGGTTCAGCAGCTTTAACAGCAAATACCACAGGTGCAGCAAACGTGGGTGTGGGTAAAGAGGCTTTATATACAGTTACAACTGCTTCTAACAACACTGGGGTTGGCAATCAAGCCCTTTATTACAATGCTGGCGCAAACAACACCGCTGTTGGTTCTGGTACTTTAGCAGCAAACACTACGGGTTCATCAAATGTTGCTATTGGTAAATCCGCACTTACTGCAAACACCACAGCAGATTCTCTTGTTGCTGTTGGCACAAATGCAATGCTAGGAAATACCACAGGTGCTAACAATACTGCTATCGGAACAGATGCTTTATATACAAACACCACTGGAAAATACATGACGGCAGTTGGTTATGAGGCTTTGTACACTCACAACACCACAAATAGTGGTGGAGTTCATAGCACGGCAGTAGGTTATAGATCATTAAAAGCTGAAACAACTGGGTCAGGTAATACTGCTGTAGGTTCAAATAGTTTACTTGCTCTTACGACAGGAGAAGCGAATACAGGTATAGGAGTATCTGCTTTAGGAGCAAACACCACAGGTATAGGTAATGTTGCTATCGGTTATCAATCATTAGATGCCAATACAACTGCAAACAGAAATGTAGCAATAGGAGACCAAGCGATGTCAGCTAACACCACAGGTGATGGTGCAGTTGCTATCGGTGCTTATTGCCTTGATGCACAAACAACGGCTGCAAACAACACAGCAGTTGGACACTCTGCGATGACAGCAACTACAACTGGGGGTAATAATACTGCTGTGGGATTAGATGCACTTAGTTCTAATACGACTGGAGCAAACAATACAGCAGTTGGTAAAAATGCGCAAGGTACGACAGGTAGTGGCTCGAACAATACAACCATAGGTTATGATACAAGAATAGGCGCTGCCGATGGTCAAGGTCAAATTGTAATTGGTTCTTCTGTTTATGGAACAACAAATACTAGAGTACATATCGGTAATTCAAGTTCTCATATTTATAATAATTATAATACAAATGCAACATGGACACATTCATCTGATGAAAGAGCTAAAAAGGATATTGAACTTTCAACATTAGGCTTAGAGTTTATTAATGATTTAAAACCAGCAACCTATAAATTTAGATCGCCAAGCGAATATCCTAAAGAATGGGTAAGTCATGATAAAAGTAAAACAGAACCGATAGATGATAAAATTCATCATGGTATGATTGCTCAAGATATTAAACAAGCGCTAGACAAAGCTGGTATTAACGACTTTGAAGGCTGGGATGAATTACCTGATGGTAAACAACAAATATCCGAAAGTATGTTTGTGTTTCCACTCATTAAAGCAATCCAAGAACTCTCGGCAGAAGTCGAGGAATTAAAATCTAAATCACATGATAAGTGTGACAAATAACGAGGAATAAAAAATGGCAGTAACTAAAACATTAACGAAATCTATTCCCTATGTGAAGTCAAGCAAGGTTGAGCAATGGGATTTAGAGATGACTTACGAGAACGACAGCGAAGGCGATGCAACGTATTACAAGTCTGTATTCAGTCATACAGCAATTGCAGCAGATGGTGATTTTACCAAAGCAGCAAAAAGTTCGTTTAACCTTGCAGCTTTGACAGCTATGTGTCCTGTATCACAATGGGATGCAGTATTTGCTAGTCAAGTGGATTCAGTGATTACGAATCCTGTAGTTAATCCTGTACCAGACCAAGCGTTTACAGTACCTTCTAGTTAAACATGGCTGACAAAGAGGCAGTGCCTTTAGAGGAATCGGATATTAATGTTAATATCTGGACAATGCCTTCTGTTTTCGTATTGGAAACTCGGATGCCCGATGGAATGGTCGAGGACTTAAATTCATATTTAGACGATTTAAGAAAACAAGATGACAAAGAATCTTTAGCTAATTCATTGGTGGGTCAAATTGCTCATGGTGAGCAACTGAACATGGACCCAGAACACGAAATGGTTAGGCAGTATTCTAAGTTTGTAACCAGTCTAGGGGCTGAGTACATCAATCATTTTATGAAAAGCACAGGCAGTAACCTTAAAAAGAATCGGCAAGTAGCCGTAGACGAAACGTGGTCGGTACACAGTTATGCTGGCGATTACAATCCAATACACGATCATGGCACTAAAACGATTATGGGCATTAGTACAACTGCTTGGACTAAAGTACCGCAACAGATATTGGATCAACCGACTGCTGGAAGTCCTTTATACAACAAATATGAATCGTCTGGTGTATGTGATGGGTATTTAGCCTTTAACTACGGCAGAAACGAAATTATGAACGTAGAACGATTAAGACCGCCACAAAGTTTTGAGGTGCAACCCGAAGTTGGAAAGCTGTATTTATTTCCATCTTGGTTGTCTCACATGGTTTACCCATTTAGAGGCGAGGGAGAAAGACGAACAGTGGCTTCCAACCTTAATTGTTGGGAAGTAGAGCCAGCATGAACGAAACTAATGATATTGAGTTCGAGTTAAATACTCGAATATCAAATGTGCATACACGAATAGAAAAACATGAAGCCGTTTGTGCAGAGCGATGGCTTGAAATGCTTAATCGTGTTAAAAGAATTGAACACTTTATAGTAGCCACCCTAATTACTTTAGTTGCTGGAATGGCATCAATTATTTTTGGTGGATAATGTACGAATATAAATGTGAAATTGATAGGGTTGTAGATGGCGATACAGTTGATGTAGTTATTGATTGTGGTTTTTCTATATTACATAAGGCAAGAGTTCGTATGTACGGCATTGATACACCAGAATCACGCACTAGAGATAAAGATGAAAAGGCTAGAGGACTAATGAGTAAAAATTTTTTAGTTGATATGCTTGAAAAAGGCGATGTAATTATTAAAACCAAAAAAGACAAGAAAGGAAAGTTTGGTCGAATATTGGGAGAGCTTCATGTTGGTAATAAAGGGAGAAGCGTAAATATCAATCAATCTTTAATTGATAACTTTCTTGCGGTTGAATACTACGGACAGAGCAAAGAAGAAATAGAAAAAGAACACATTACTAATAGACAAACATTAATTGCAAAAGGTTTGTTTGATCCAGAAAGCATATGAAAAAATATTTACCATTGCTTGCTATATTTTTGTTTGTAAATGATGCACAGGCAGATCAAACTGGCGACTGTACTGCTGGTTCTCAGTATTGTGAAGAAAATTCAATGACAACAACATCGGCTACGACTACGACCAATACAAACACAAATACCAACACCAATACAAATACAAACACTAACAGCAATACTAATAACAATACCAATACGACTACAACAACTTCTACTGGTACAAACACCAATACAAACAACAACACCAACAACAACACCAATACTAATACCAGTACGTCAACTGGAACTAACACAAATACTAATACAAATACTAATAATAATACTAATAGCTCAACCGCTACTAATAATAATACCAATAGCAATACATCAACATCGACTGCAACAAATACAAATAACAATACAAGTACATCGAGCAATACAAACAATAATACAAATACAAATACTTCGACAAGCACCAATACTAATACCAATAACAATAACAATACTAGTACATCGACTAATACAAATAACAACAACAACACTTCGACAAGTACGAATACAAACACAAACACGAATAACAATAACAATAATTCGACATCGACTTCTAACAACACAAATGTAAATAAAAACGAGTCGAACTCAAATTCAAATGTGCAGACCAACAATAAAAACGTTAATGAAAATAACAGCACTTCTGACAACACAAATCGAAACATTAATGAGTCAAAGTCTGAACAAACTATCAATCAAAATATCACGACTAAAGCACCGCCTGCTTCTGCGATTGCTCCTTCTATAATGAGCTATAGCCAAGACCTTTGTACTGTAGGTCGATCTGGTGCATTTCAAGGACAAGTATTTGGTTTGTCGGCTGGAAGAACTGTTAGAGATACAAACTGTGAACGACTAAAACTAGGAAAATATTTATACGATATGGGCATGAAAGTCGCAGCAGTTGCTATTATGTGCCAAGATGTAAGAGTATTTAGTGCTATGTATATGGCTGGCACACCTTGCCCATATGAAGGGAAGATAGGCGAAGAAGCTAGAGCATCATGGGCTGCTAATCCTAAAGACCGACCAGATTACAAAGAAGCAAAAGCCAGTTATGTTTCTAAATGTTCTAGGACTGAAAATTCTTCTGGACAAAACAAATCAAGACTAACTTGTAAGCGTGAGTTTGATAAGGGCAGTTAGTTTAGCTTTTGTTTTATTTATACCTACCTTAAATGCAGGGTATATTTACGAAGCAAATCAATCTCTTATTGATTTAAAAACAAACTATATAGCTACTTCTAACAATATGGGCGTTGGAGATGATTCGGTTTCTTCTGCTTTTAACCTAGATTTTACATTTACTTTTTATGGCGAAGATTTTACATCAGCACGAATGGCAACAAATGGTTGTCTACACTTTAAGTCGACAGGAAGTTATTGTAATGATTACACACCTGATCCTTTGGCAGGACAACATACATATACGCTTTATCCTTTTTGGACTGACCTAATACGAGACAATGGTTCTAGCGTGTTGGCTAGAAATTTTACAGATAAGACTGTATTTGGATGGTACAACTTACGAGAATACAATCGGGGTAACACTGATAATTCATTTGAAGTAATACTTTGGAAATCCAACGACAGTTTTGAGTTTCGTTATGGCGGATTAAACATTATTAATCACGATGTATTGATCGGTGAACAGGGAAGCTCAAGCGAATCATACACTTACTTGTATCACGATGAGTGCAGTACAGGCTCAACAAATGTTGCAGGCACTTGTGTTAATACAAATTGGAACAGCACATCTTTTAATACTTTGTTAGAAAGTGGGGGTAGCTTATATGGTGTTGGCTCTGGAAACGGATTGGATTGCAGTAATCCTTTAAACAATACCGCATGTACTGGCTATCAAGCAGCTTTTTTAAATCAACAATGTGATTTAGATGGATTGTATTCTACTCAGTGTCCTAACTATTGGGATGATTTATTTGATTATGAATGCTCGTTGGATGCACAATATTCGCCAACTTGTGCTGGGTATATGGTCGAAACATTTGTTGAAGATACTTATTATCAAGACGATATGTTTGGTTATGACGAAGATCAAAACGATCAGTATGGATATTATGACCCCTTTCAAGAAGAAGATTATTACTTTGAAGAAAGCACTTTATACACTACTGAGTTACAGGGGATAGTGCATTATGAAGATGAGTTTTATTTTGAAGAATATGTAGAAGAAGAACTGTATTACGAAGAAACACTGTATTTTGAAGAAGAATACCTTGAGCCTTTTGTAGAAGAATTTGATTTATTGCCTGAAGAAACATTTATTCCTTTAAGTTATATTGAAGAAGAGCCTTATATTGAACAGGTATATGAAGAAATATTATTAGTAGAAGAATACTATGAAACAAACTATAACCTTCCTGTATTAGAAGATGTTTTATTAAACCATTTTGAGTATCAAGAAAATCTTGAAGAATATATAGAAGAAGAAGAAATTGAGTTTCTTGAGTTTGAAACAATAGAAGAAATTGAGGAGTGGATTGAAAATGAAGAAAGTGAAGAAATACTTGAACAACTTGCTGAGTCTGATGAAGAAGAATTTAATGACTTGGAAGATAACGAAACAATTGATGAAGAGAGCGAAGATAGAGAAGAAACTATCGACCTTGTTGTCGCAGAGAACGAAGACAAAAAAGACAACAAAAAAGCAAAACAATTAAATGTTGTAGCAGACTCTATTAGAGCAGCAAGTAATAGTGTAAGCGGTACAACTGCTGGAACATCTGCACAAGCCACTGGTACATCTATATCGTCAGGAGGCTCTTATGCTTCTTCTGTGGCTTCTGGTGGCGTTTCTAACCCTACGAGTACAGCAGTAGCTAGTTCAGCATCAGGAGGCGGTATAAGCACGAGTAATTCGCCCAGTATTTCTGCACAAGTAGCAAGTTCTGCAATACAGACTCAACAGGTTTTATCAATGAGTTCTAGCAATGTTGAAGTAGGTGGTAATAATGCTTCTGTTGGCGAAAGTGCATCAAATACTATGGGTGGTAATAATAGTGCAGTTGGCAATTCAACAACTGTTGTTTCTAATGCTTCAACAAATACAGGGGCTTCAAGTAATACTACTGGCTCACAAAATGTAGTAGTTGGTCAAAGTGATGCAAATACTAGTGGTTCACAAAATACAGCAGTTGGCTCAATGGAGTTAGAAATTAATACAGCAATGTCTGAAATGCCTACTTCTGAAGCCGATTTAATTGCTGATCAAATTGTTGCTCAAAATATAGAAGATCAACAAGAGCAGTTAGAACAGCAACAACAAGAAACAGGTGAGTATGCAGATGAGTCCCAATTAATTGCATATATGGGGTATGTTCAAGGATTTAATGACTATACTCAAGTTCAAATACCAGAACTTCCAACTTGGTATGAGGCAAAAGACATTTATGCTAATGTATCTATACCAGATAACAACAATGCTTTTATGGGAATGTATGCAGAAAGCTTAAACAGTGCAAATAAGTTAATAAATATGCAACCAAATTTATGAAAAAATTAACTACAAGACAAAAAAACGCAATGCAAAGACATAAGAAACATCATACTTCTAAACATATGAAAGAAATGACAAATCTTATGACAAGAAGTAGGAGTCCTTTAACTTTTACACAAGCACATAAAAAAGCAATGAAAAAAGTTGGAAGATAATAATGGCAGTAGCAAAAAGAAAAAAAGCTAAACCCATACGAAGAACCACAGGAAAAGGTGGTAATTATCGTAAAACAAAAGCTGGAGCAGGAATGACTAAGAAAGGCGTAAAAGCCTATCGTAAAAAAAATCCCGGCAGTAAATTAAAAACAGCAGTAACAGGAAAGGTTAAAAAAGGAAGCAAAGCGGCTAAAAGAAGGAAATCTTATTGTGCAAGATCAGCAGGACAAAAAAGAAAAAGCTCAGCTAAAACAAGAAACGATCCTAATTCAAGAATTAACCAAGCAAGAAGAAGATGGAAATGTTGAAATGCCAAAAAAGAAAACAACTAGAAAAAAGAAATCTACTGTAAATAAAGCAGGTAATTATACTAAACCAACTATGCGTAAAAGATTGTTTAGTAGAATTAAGTCTGGAACAAAAGGTGGTAAATCAGGTCAATGGTCTGCTAGAAAAGCACAGATGCTTGCAAAAGCTTATAAAAAAGCAGGCGGAGGATATCGTTAATGGCGCTTGCAAAGTCTCAACAGTCTTTAAAGAAATGGACTAAACAAAAATGGAGAACAAAATCTGGCAAAAAGTCTGCTGATACTGGAGAAAGATATTTACCAGAAAGCGCTATAAAGTCTTTAAGTTCTTCTGAATATGCTTCTACTACTAGAAAGAAAAGAGAAGATACTAAAAAAGGTAGACAACATTCTAAACAACCTAAAAGAATTGCTAAAAAAGTAAGACCACACAGAAAAGCTAAAGGTGGTTTTATTGCAAAAGGATGTGGTGCAGTAATGCCAGATCGTAGAAAAGTTACTAAAATTTTATAGGAAGGTATATGGATTGGTTTCAAAATAAAACAACTCAAATTATAGCTCTTGCTGGTATTGTTAGCACTTTGGCTGGTTTCGGTTATACAGGTGCAACATATGTTAATCGTATAGAAAATCTTGAATCTAAAATGACACGATATATCAATGAGATTGATGCACTTGGAGATCAAGTTACGGCATTGGACAAAAATGTAGTTGCTGTTGGCGAACAAATTAAATCATTAAATGTTGAGACACAAGATTTAAGTCCGATTAAGAATGACATTGTTGCCATGCAAACAAGCATTGCAGGAATAAACTCAAGCATTGACTCTATGTATGATGATGTGCAAAGCCTAAAGAACAAAAACGATAACCCACTAGCAAATTAATATGAGTGAAGAAGAACATTACCCAAGCAGTAGATTTGGTGGAGACATGTCTCGCAATGAAGTAGAGATGGACTTATCTAAGTTCATGGAGATGCTTCAAGAGAACGCTTCACTTAAAGATCGAATCAGAGAACTTGAAGATGTAAAGAATGATAACCCTTATCAAAAGTTTATTTTCGTAGCACAAGCCATAGACAGTTGGAGAATTATACCTAGAGCTTTTTTAGCTGTGTATATGTATTTGCTTTATTACACAACTTTTTGGTTTATGGATATACCAGAGCCGAGTTTTGAACAATCGGGTTTAATTTCAATCGTTGTGGGTGCTGGGGCAGCTTGGTTTGGACTTTATACCAACAGCCATAAGAAAACATAAAATAATAAGGAAATAATATGTTGTATGCAAAAAAAATAGGATTAGCAACTTGGTTTAAAACAAAGTTTCTTGGCTATGAAGAAAAAACAGTTCGTGCTAGAGATGAAGATGGTAAGTATGTAGGTGATGACAAGTCAACACCTGATGTAAATGAAGCATATGAAACTGTTGCAATAAAATCTAAAAAGTAAAACTCAATTATGGGTTTTCCTTTTGAAATTATAACTATGCTTGGGTCTACTTTATTAAGTAGTTTATTAAGTATATGGTCGCAAAGCAGAAAGGCTAAAGAAGAACAACAAAAACTTCTTATAACAAGAGGTGAGTTTGATATGAAGGCTAGAAAACAGTCTTTAGATCATGGTTTGAAAGACAAAGGTTTTGCTTGGACACGAAGAATAATAGCGTTGACTGCTATTTTTGCAATCGTTCTATTGCCAAAATTGGTAGCAGTATTTTATCCAATGGTTGCTGTAACAGTTGGATATACAAATTGGAATCCGGGATTTTGGTTTTTTAGAGATGGAAGAGAAGTCTTTGAATGGATTACTTTTCAAGGATTAGTTATAACACAGCTAGATACAAATTTAGTATCAGCTATAATTGGAATGTACTTTGGCGGAAGTCTGGTAAAGAAATAATATGGCATTACTAAAATATATTTTTAAAGCAGGAATAGATAAAGAAGGAACTTCTTATACCAATGAATTTGGATGGTATGATTCTGATAAAATTCGTTTTCGCTCTGGTCATGCAGAAAAAATAGGTGGTTGGGCTAAATACTCAAGCTCTACTTTTTTAGGAACAGCACGATCTTTATATAATTATGGTGCTTCTAGTGGAACTAACTATATTGGCATTGGAACACATCTTAAATTTTATATAGCAGATGGTACAACCTATAATGATATTACACCTATAAGAGCTACAACTTCTGCTGGCGATGTGACTTTTTCAGCAACAAATGGTGATGCAACAATTACTGTAGCTGATACAGCACATGGAGCAGTTAAAGGAGACTTTGTAACTTTTAGTGGTGCCGCTACTTTAGGTGGGTTAATTACTGCAACCGTTCTTAATCAAGAATATGAGATTGCAACAATTGTAAACGCCAACAGCTACACCATTGAAGCGAAAGACACCGATGGTGATACAGTTACAGCAAACGCAAGTGATTCAGGAAACGGTGGATCAAGCGTTGTTGGCGCTTATCAAATTAATGTAGGGCTGGATGATTATGTTTCCTCTACAGGTTGGAGTGTTGGACCTTGGGGCAGTGGAACATTTGGTTCTGCCGCATCTTTAGATGATACAAATCAATTAAGACAATACAGCCAAGATAACTTTGGTGATGATTTAGTTTTTAATCCAAGAGCAGGCGGTATTTATTATTGGGATCAAAGTTCTGGAACAAGCACTAGAGCAATAAATTTTACATCATTAGCAGGAGCATCTGATGTTCCAACAAAAGCATTGCAAATAATGGTGTCTGACGTAGATCGTCATATTATTTGTTTTGGCTCTAATCCTATAGGCTCTTCTTCTTTAGACCCTTTATTGGTTAGGTGGTCAGATCAAGAGTCTGCTATAGATTGGACACCTTCATCTACTAATTCAGCAGGCGGAGTAAAAATAAGTAGTGGCAGTAAAATTGTAGGTGCATTAAGAACTCGACAGGAAATTATTATATGGACTGATTCAGCTATGCATTCAATGAGATTTGTTGGTGCTCCATTTATATTTTCGTTCAATGAATTAAAAGCAGGCGTATCAATGATTTCACCAAATGCTGCTGTCAACGCTAATGGTATTGTTTACTTTATGGATCGAGGAAGTTTCTTTACTTATTCGGGTCAAGTTAGCCCATTACCATGTGCAGTAAGAGATTATATTTATGGGGACATAAACTTATCTCAAGCATATAAAGTTTTTGGCACTGCTAATATAGATTTTAATGAAGTGATGTGGTTTTACCCATCATCAGGATCAGAAGAAATAGATCGTTATGTAATTTACAACTACATTGAAGATATATGGTCTGTAGGCACAATGGTTAGAACAGCGTGGATTGAAGCACATTTAGAAAACAACCCAATTGCGGCTGGCAAATCAGGAACTGACTCTAATTATTTGTATAACCAAGAGTTTGGTCATGATGATGATGGAAGTGCTATGACAGCATATATTGAAACCGCAGACTTTGATATTGAAGATGGAAACAACTTTATGTTGGTATCAAGGGTTATACCAGATATACAGTTTAGAGATGCTGATACTGATAATGATTTAGATGTTTCTATTAAAGGAAGAAACTATCCGAGTGACAGCTTATCAACCCTGTCTACTTCTTCTGTAAGCGGTTCAACCCAACAAGCATTTGTAAGATGTCGATCAAGACAAGCAGTATTAAGATTTGAAAGCACTGGAATAGGATATGGTTGGAGATTGGGACACTTTAGATTAGACACTAGATTAGATGGGAGACAATAATGGCTGAGAAAACATCAATACCTTTACCTATTGCTCCTACAGAATACTCAAATATTGACCAGTCAATATTAAGATCAACTATTGAAGGTGCAATACTTGATATAAATAATGACATTGGAAATGCAAACAGATTACAAAACAAACCTTCTTCTTTGTCTGTAAGAAGGCATCAGTTTTTATTAATGGGAGCATCTGGTGGCTGATACATTAAAAGTTTTAGGACAGGTTGATCCATCAGCAACAACTACTACGACTTTATATACTGTCCCTGACAAAGTAATGACCACAATTAGTTCTGTGGTAGCAGCAAACAGAACAGGTTCTGCTATAACATTTAGGTTAAGCGTTCATGTTGCTGGAGCAGGAGCTGATGATAAACAATATTTATACTATGACAAATCAGTTGCGGCTAATGATTCCCTAACAATTGTAATAGGTATAACACTTAATCAGACAGATGTTTTAAAGGTCTACACAAGTGCTGTAGACATGAGTTTTAATTTATTTGGTTGCGAAACCAGTAACGACTAGGAGAGTAAATTGGTACAAAGATATTTAGGTTCGCCAAACGAAGAATTAGATTTAATGTTCGCTGAACTTGAGTCTATTGATAGAACCACAAAACAAGGAAGAAAAGCATACAATGAATTGTCTCGCAAAATAAGACGAGCCAGAGGAAGTCGTATGTTTTCTGGATTAAAAGGATTGCTTTCTCGTAAGTACCCTGTACCAGCAGGTGCTTCAGGAGCGGCATCAACTATGGGGTTTGCTGGCGTACCAGAAAGTCCATTTACTATGGGAACATCTTTGGGTTTGGGCACTACTGCACAAACACAACCACAACCACAAATACCTATAGAAGAAATTTTAGTTAGCGCAAGCAAAAGAGAAGTGCCTGAAGCAAAGCCTCAGTTTGATGTTTCTTCTAAACTAGGTCGCAATCAATTAAGAAGTTTGCAAAAAAGAGCAAGAAGAATGAAAGAGACTCCAGATGCATACGAAAGAAATCCTGATTATGCAATAGAGTTTTTGCCTGATTATTTAAGAAGTCAATATAGAGATGAGCTTATGCAATTAGCAGGAAGATACAACGAAGGAAAAACAATTGAGCAATTAATTAAAGATAAAAAACAACAAGAAAAATCAGATGAAAGATTAGAAAAGTTTTTTGAGGCTTATGAAAAAAACCCAGATTCATTCAGTAAAGATATGATTGAATATATGAAACAAAACGAACCAGAAAAAAAAGCAGGTGGTGGACAACTAATGGGTCAAGCACAACAGCTTGCTAATGCAGGTCGTGGTGATGACACAATGCTTATGCACGTTACCCCAGATGAGGTTGCAGGAATTGCATCTCTTGCACCGGGTTTAATGACTACTAATCCACAAACAGGATTGCCTGAAGCTGGTTTATTTAGAGATATACTAGGGTTTGGATTGCCTTTCTTGCTTCCAATGTTGGTGCCGGGTTTAGGAGCAGTAGCAGCAGGAGCAATAGGTGGAGCAGGTGGTTCCGCATTAAGGGGTGGTGATTTTAAAGATATATTGCTTGGTGGAGCAACTGGTGCTTTAGGCGGTAAGTTTACAGAAAATCTAGCTCAAACAGGTGCACAAACCGCAGGTCTTACAGAAAATCTAGCTTCAACGGCTGTTGACTCAACTGCGGCAATTCCAACGCAAGCTCTTGCAAATGCTAATAAACTAAGTTCTGTATTGACTCCTGAACAATTAGTAAATGTTGAAAACTTAACTGGAGGAGGCATGAATCTTGGTAGTGCTTTAGGCTCAATGGATTTACCTGCATCTCAAATGGCTAATATTAATCAAGCATTAACGCCTGCTATTGGAGATGCTGCTGGTCAAATAGGTTCTTTATCTAACATGGGTGGTACAGGTGAAATTTTTGGAAACATTAAGTCTGCTGGTCTTGGGGGATTGCAAAATGAACTAATGTCTTTAGAAGGTTTGGGTTTAATTGGAGGAACAGGATTGCAGGCTACCAGAGATGCAGAAAGAAGATATCAAGATATTCTTGAAAACATGAAAAGAAAAGAAGAAGAAAGAGAAGCAGAGCTTTATCGTATGCATCCTGAGAATATACCTTACTATGCTAGAGAAGGTGGATCACTATACAAGAAACGATATATTGATGGAGACTATAGCTAATGGCTAAAAAAAATAGACAACCAATGATGCTTGATGGACAAATTGTTCCTACGCCTCCTGCTGACTTTTTTAATAATCCAAATATCCCACAAGAAATTCGTTTTGATCCATTTTATACAGATGATCAAGGCAATATGCAACGATATGACGGTCCTGATCGAATGTTTATTGGACCAGAAAATCCTATGTATGGTCAGGGAGAGAGAAATGTAGGCAGAAACAGAAATGTAGGTTTACCTCCAAATGTAGGTTTACCTCCAAAAGATTATACATACACTCCTAATACGAATAATTTTTTTCAACCATTGTTAAACCAAAATCAATCAAGAATGGCTCCTAATCGTTCTACAATGATGAGTCCATATGATAACTATAATTATGGTGGTTATAACTTTGGCTTTCCAAATTTTAATAATCCAAATATAGTTCCAACACAAGCAAGAGTTCCAGAAGCTCCTCCTGTTGGATATAGACCGGGTATTGATGCTGAGTTTAATTATTTTCCAACATCAAATCCTCCTGCTTCAACAATGGGACAATACCCATATGGAATAACTCCACCTACTATGCCCCCTATAAATTTTGGTGGTATTGGTGGTATTGGTGGTTTGCCGGGATTGGAAGGTTTGTTTAGTGGAGTAAATCTTGGTGATACAACTGCTGGCGGGCTTGATATATCAAACCTATTTCAAAACCAAAACACATTTCAGCAACCTGTAATAGATTATGATCTTTTGGCTAATAAAATAAATATTCCTGATTTTGGTGAATCTCAGTTTCAAATGCCTGATTTTCAAATGCCTGATTACTCTGATCAGCTTCAGTCTTTACAACAAGGTTTAGGAGGACTAACAGATCAGTTTAGTAATTTCCAAATGCCAACATACGAGGTTCCTGACTTTGATTATAATCAGTTAGCGAGCAATCTTGCTGGTCAAATTGACTTTCCTACTTATGATTTGCCTGATTATTCTGGTCAGTTTCAAGGATTGCAACAAGGCATTGGTAATTTGACCGATATATTTGGAAACTTTCAAATGCCAACATATGAAACTCCTGATTACAATCAACAGTTTTCTAATTTATCATCTCAGTTAGGAGGACTAACTGATATGTTTGGTAATTTCCAAATGCCTACTTATGAAACCCCTAACTATTCACAACAATTTTCTGATTTGTCTGGTCAATTAAGTGGATTAGGTACACAACTAGGAGGATTACAATCTTTATTACAAGGATTAAACACTCCACAAATTGATAATACTTTTGATAATCAATTAACCTTTGCTGAAGGTGGAGACATTCGATATCAAGAGGGTCAAGGCATTGCTGGATTAGATGATGGCATGATGACTGAAGGAAATGAACAGCTTATACAAGCAGCAATTATGGTTATTCAAGGAATGGCTCCAGACCAAGAAACAGCAGATGCTGTTATTAATCAGTTTATTGGGCTGTATGGACAGGAAGCCTTTATGTCTTTGAGAGAACAAGTATTAAATCCTGATGGTCAAACACAAACACAAGGAATGATAGAAGGGTTTGGCGGTGGAATGGATGACTTTGTTCAAGGCGTTGCTGGAAATCAAAATAGAATAGCAGCATCACCGGGTGAATATATAGTTCCAGCAGATGTGGTTTCTCAATTAGGAGATGGCAATTCTGAAGAGGGTTCAAGAAAACTAGATGGAATGTTGGATAGAACTCGTATGGCTAAAACAGGAACAATAAAACAAGCAGAACCCATTGATAGCAGACAGGTAATGCCAGTATGAATCAACCCGCTTTAAAACATGAACTAGAATGGTCAATGGTTCACCCAGAAATATTAGATAAATGCTGGGATGAGTGTGCAAAACTATTAAGAAGGTCAGTTAAAAGAAGCGGTGGTCGTGTTACCATTGATGATGTCTATAGAGACATTGATTCTGGTCGTTGTCAAATGTGGATAGTTTATGATACATCTAATCTTGAGATCATAGGATGCAGTGTTACTTTCTTAAAAGAATATCCAACAGGATTGAGAATGTTACACATAGATCATATTGCAGGCATTAAAATGGACTGGTGGTTAGAAGATGGCTTAGATATGTTGGGTCATTTTGCTAAAAAAAATGGATATGATGGTATAGAAGGAATCGGTAGAACTGGTTTCTGGAATTGGTTTAAGAACATGGGGTGGAGAAAACATGCCACCTTTTTTGAAGTTAGAATACAGGAGTAATAAATGGGCGGAAGTAGCGGTGGCTCTAGTCAACCAGTAGAACAGACAGTAACACAAACACAATTTCCTGCAGAGGCAAAACCTTATTACAGTCGTCTGCTCTCAAGAGGAGAAGCAGAAAGCCTGCAACCCTATGCGACTTACCCAAGTCAGCGTTTAGCAGAATTTGCTCCAGAAGAGCAACAGGCTTTTGGTATGACAAGAAACCTTGCTAGACAAGGGACACCTTTTGCTCAAAGACAAGCAGAGCAAACGGCATCTCAGCTTTCACAAGGCAGACCCTTTGAGCCATTCACAGGTTTTCAACAGCCAAGAGAACCTATATATGGCGGGTTTCAACAACCAATGCAACCCATGTATGGTGGATTTCAACAACAAAGACCATCAATGATCTATGGCGGAGAAAGAGGCTTTAGACAAGACCCAATGCAAATGCAATCATTTGGGCTAAGAGGATTAAGTCCTCAAAGACCTTATTATCCAAGACCGAGATATCAGTCTCCAATGGAAAGATATATGTCTCCTTACCAACAAGGCGTTACTGATATTGCTAAACAACAAGCAATAAGAGATGCCGACATTCAACGATCTAGTATAGGTTTGGATGCAGCTTCACAAGGCGCATTGGGTGGCTATAGAGAAGGCATTGTTGAATCTAATCTTAATAGAGACTTGCTTAGAAACCTAAGCAATATACAAACACAAGGATTGCAGTCTGGATATCAATCAGCACAAGAACAATTTGAAAGAGATCGAGCATCCAGAATGGCACAAGAAGGACAACAGTTAAGTGCCGCACAACTATTAGGTGGGTTTGCACCACAAGCACAACAAATGGCACTTGAAAGAATCGGTGCTCTTGGTGGTGTCGGTGGTCAAAGACGAGGCTTTAGACAAGCTGGACTTGATATTGGATATGAGGACTTCCTTAGACAACAAGGTTATCCACAACAACAAATTGGGTTTCAGAGTAATATTATTCGTGGGCTTAACTTACAACCAAGTCAAACTGTTAGCAGTTATGCACAACGACCCGGTTTATTTCAACAAACATTAGGTGCAGGGCTTGGTGCTCTGGGACTTTATCAAGGCATGGGAGGCGGTAGACCGCAATGAGTATAATTGATCAACAAAAAGAGCTTGAGTATTACCCTGATGATGTACTGGCTCAAGAAATGATGCAACCTACAGGGATTGCACCTAGTTTCTTGGTTGCTACAGAAATCAAAAGACGAAACGATATGCGTAATTCATATCAAATGCAGATGAATCAGCCTCCTCAAATGAGTGTTGCTGAAGAACAGGCTATGGAATTACAGGGAATACCTAATATCGATCCTAACATGATGCAACAACAAATGATGCAAGACCCTATGATGCAAGAACAAATGCCTCAGAATGCGCCTATGCAGATGAGAGAGGGTGGTGCTGTTCGTTATCAAAGTGGCACACAAATGACACAAGATGAAGCAGACAAAATCATTGCTCAATTGTTTAATCGTGAAAGGGCTATGAAAAAGTTTCCTCAGTATTTTAATCCAGATGGTTCGCAAAAATCTCCTGCACAAAGGAGAGCAGAAGGATCAATGGATGCCGATAAATATTTATTTGGTGAGCTTTATGATCAATCAATGCCACGAAATGAAAGCGGTCAAATTCTTCAAAGAAGGCTTGGTTTAGAAGAATCTAATTTACCTGAGAATGTATATGAAAATTTCTCTAATATAGCAGACGAACAAATAGCATTAAGAGATGCTTTAAGAGAAACAGAACAAAGTGAAATGATTGATCCCGATGGTGGCTATCTTGCTGCTGGTATAAGTGGACCAATGGGCGGTAAGATAGTTGGTGAAGGTGGTTGGCTTTATGATCCAACTAGTAAAATTGATAATGCTCTTTTAGCTGCATCTTTTATTCCTATAGGTGGTAGAGCCGCAACCGCTCTTGGTCTTGGCGGAAAAGCAGCAGTTACTGGTGGAAAAGCAGCATACACTGCTGGAAGAGCTGGTATAAAAGAAGGTCTTGGTTCTTTAAGAAATAAATTTTCTGAAAAAATTTCTAAACCAATTTATGAGCGGATTGGTAAATTTGCTGGAAAAGAAAGACAATTGCCCGGAATGGTAGAAGCTGTAATTGGGAAAGGGTTCGTTCCAAGTTATGGTGGAAAGGCTTCGATTCCTATGCAAGAAGTTGGCAGACAAGCTATAAAGGCTTTTTCAAATCCGTTTGCAAATCCTTTGAAAAGTCCATTTTATAGTAGAACTCTTCCTTCTGCTTTTGTTGGTAATGCTGCTCTTTCTGCAATTAGTGGTGAAGATAATCTTGAGCCTAGTATTGGTGGATCAGCAGAAGCATCTACAGAAGATGCAATTACACAAGACAATATTCAAAGTTTACAAGATGCTCTTCAACAAAAAAGAGATAATGAAACAACTGATCAAGTCTTAGATGAAGGTGTTGAAACCGGAATGGAAACAGAAGCAGGAAAAATGCTTGCTGATGCTATGGCAAGTGTTCCTGAAGATACTACATTCCAAGAGTATTTAGATGCTCTTCAAGGCATGGAAGCTACTCGTCAATCACAAATACTTATGGACTTGGGCGCATCAATTGCTAATGCTAGTCATGGTGGCGATATTGCCAAAGGCTTTCAAGAAGCTGGAACTAAAGCCAGAACAGAACAGCTTAATATTGCTAAAGAAAGAGCAAGAGTTATGGGCGAATCAAGAGCAATGGATATAGATATTGGTCTTAAAATTGCAAATATTGATCGTGATCTTAGCAATCAAACAGGAAGAACTTTACAAGAGTTGCTTGCTTTATTGCAAATGAATGAAGATTTTATTACTGATAACTATCCAGATAGTGCAGAGGCTATTATGCAACAAATAAGAGAAGCAATAAGAATAACATTGCCGCCAGCTCCAGAAGAAGAAAATAATAAATAACAATGGCTTTTTCTGTAGAAGAATTTAAACAACAGAATCCTCAATTTCAAAACATACCTGACGAAGAAATTTTAGCTATGTATGAGGCTACCGCTCCTTCGAGAGAGGTACAACAACCTATGCCTAGTTCAAGGCAACCCACTCCCCCCACTGAAGAAGATACATCTTTTGGTTCTGCCATTGTTTATGGCTTAGACCAACCGCTTGAGAATATTGGTACAACACTTGAAGCATTAGGTGCTGAAGGTGTGGGCGATTGGTTTAAAGATATTATTGAAGCACCAGAAGATTATGCAAGTGCAACTGAGGATTTTATAAATAAACAAGGCAAAGGTTTTGAGTTTGGTTATTTACCTAGAGCAACTGTTGAGCAATCAGGTCAGCTTGGTGGTTCACTTGCTTCAGCAGGTTTAGGCTTTGCATTAGCAGGACCTGTTGGTGCATTAGTAGGACCTGCATTGTTTGAAATGATTCAGTTATTAGGACCTGTTGCTTTAAACAGAGCAAAAAACAATAGAAGAGAAGAACCATCTTGGGAAGATTGGTCTATTGCCGCTCTTGCTTCAGGAACATCAGGTGCATTAAATGCCATTGGTATTAAGAATTTAAGTTTATTAAATAACTCTTTGAAAACGGGGTTAGCGTCTGCTGGTAGAGAAGCAGTTACTGAGGGTGCTCAGTCTATTGTAGAGCAAACAGGAAGCACGGCAGGAACATTAGCAGGACTAGACCTAGATGCTAAACAAGCATTAGGTGAGGGAATACTTGGTGGTACAGCGGCAGGTTCAGCAACAGTGCCATCTGCTGTATTGGCTTCTAATCAAGAAACAGCAACAGAAACAAAAGATGCTTATCAACTTGCTTTAGAAGCGGTGGTTGATGCTAAAAATGTAAACATTACAACAATAAGACAGGCTACAGGCATTACAAATATTCCTGAATTAAAAGGGATTATTGACAGAATGTATGCTGAAGGCGTTATACAAAAAGAAGATAATCGTTTTATACCTAATCAAAATTTTGTCAGGAACTTCAAAAATGCTCAGAGATTAAAACGAGATGATGAAGAAAGTCAGAATGAAAATATCTTATCAAGAAGTCTTGAAAGGTTTAACATTTTTCAAACTCCAAATACAAATGATCCAAAAACAGATGCGGGAGTTCAGTTCAATCAGTCAGACAATACAAATGTCACTAACTTTATTTATAAAGTTCAAGACAAATTTATTGATCCAAAACTAATACAGGAACAGATAACAGAAAAAAGAAAAAAAGAAGGGTTAGACCCTATAGCTGATGAAGCAGATTTTTATGGTGGGCTTACTGTATTTGAAGGCAGAACAGAAGAACAAATAAGACAGCTTGAAAATCAAGAAGTTATACCTATGGTTGAAGAAATGAAAGCTAGGGATATTAATCAGGAAATGATTGATGAGTTTGCACAGATGAGACACGCACCCGAAAGAAATGCTTTTGTTGCAAAGATTGATGAGAATCAACCCGATGGCGGTTCTGGAATTAATACAGCCGATGCTGAAGCAATTATGAAAACAAAGTATGGGCTTGATATAGACCCACAGGTAATAACAGAACAGATTGTTAATCCAGATTATCAGATATTGTTAGACAGCATTGCGAAACTACAAGTCAAAAAGAATTTAGATACAAGAGAACAAAACAGATTAAAGAAACTACAATCTGATTTGGCTCAGACCAATAGAATAGAGAATGTAGATAGAATCAGTTATCAATGGAAGAATGGAAATCAGCTTGGAAGAAAAATGCAGAAATTTTTTCAAGACCATGTTGATCCAATGCTTCAAAAAAATAGAGACATCATGCAAGATGCTGGTCTTGTTGCTGAAGAAGAGGTCGATGGTTGGCAGAAAAATTATAATTTTTATGTGCCACTAAAAGGTATTGCGGGAGATGAAAAAGTAGAAGGCTTTCCACCGCCTACGGGTCGTGGGATGAGCATTATAGGCAAAGAGAACAGGAGAGTAAAAGGTAGAAAAGGTGTTCAATCTGCATCTCCTTTGTTGAATACGATTGCTGATCGAACAGCAAAAATTATTAGAGCAGAAAAAAATAAAGTTATGAATGAGCTTTTGACTCTAGCTGAACAAAATCCAAATGATGCTTTGTGGGAAGTGTTTTCAGAAGATACGCCTGTATTTAGAGATGCCTTTCAAGTTTTTTATGTAAACCCAACTAATCCAGACATAGAGAGTAATACAAGAAAAGATGGATATGTAAAAAATTACAGAATAAAACCGACTAAAGCCAGTAAATATCAATTACAAAATATGGATGATTTAATTGGTCTTAAAAGAGATGGCAAACAACATTATATTAAACTGAACAATGTTCGTATGTTGACCGCTTTAAAAAACTTAGGTGTTCAAGAAAATAGTAAAATCATCAAAATCTTTGGACCGATAAGCAGATACTTATCCATGATTAATACATCCCTTAACCCTGAGTTTATGGTTTCAAACTTTTTTAGAGATATACAAACAGGTGTATTTGCTCTAATTACAGAACAAGACATAGGAAAGCTAGATGGAGAGGCGATTGCCAAACAAGTTGTAAAAGATACACCATCATCAATGAAAACAATGTATAGAGGGTTTAGAAAAAACCAAAATCCCAAAGCATTTGAAAGCCTTCCAGTTGAAGAACAACAAATGTTTAATGACTTTCTATCTTCAGGTGCAAAAGCGGATTGGTTTTATGTGCCAACAATTAATGAGGTTGCTGACAATGTAAACAATTTGATGGAAATGACTGAAGGCAAGAAGAATTTTAAACAAGGAATGACGACTCTTTTTAAATATGTTGACGATGTAAATGCTTCTGTCGAAAATGGGGTTCGTTTCGCAACATATAAAAATGCTAGGAAAGCTGGTATTTCTAAAAAACAATCAGCCATACTTGCCAAAAACCTGACAGTAAACTTCAACAGAAAAGGAATGGATGGTCAGACTCTTAATAGTTTATATCTATTCTTCAATGCAAGTGTTCAAGGTACAGCGAATATGCTTAGAGGTTTGAAAACCTCAAAAAGAAAACAACAAGCAGTTGCGGGTCTTGCTACGTTTGCGATGCTTAATGCATTATATAATGAAATGGTAGGTGGCGATGATGAAGAGACTGGTCGAAGCCATTACTCAAGAATCCCTGATTACATTAAAGAAAGAAACTTTATTGTTATGGACCCAAGAGGAACAGAAAGAGTTCCCGGCACAGTTGGAAAAGAAGGCTTGTATTTTAAATTTCCACTGCCATATGGATATAGTGTTTTTCATAATTTAGGAACAGGAATTGCAGATACATTGATGGGAGTTTCAAGTCCCGCACAATCAGCCAGTCTAATTACAGGGGGGATGCTAACATCATTTAACCCAATAGGCTTTTCAAGATCAAAAGATTTGGTGACAGGGGGAGTAAAAACAGCAACGCCAACAGCTCTTGTTCCATTGGTTGAGGTTGCAATGAATGAAAACTTCTTTGGCGCACCTGTTTATACAGAAAACTTTCCTATAGGCGCAAAAAGATCAGACAGCTCCCTTGCTAAAAAGAATACAAACGAGTTTCTTAAAAAACTAATGCCATTTCTAAACGAGATGACAGGCGGTAGTAAATATAAAAGCGGTTTGATTGATGTTTCGCCAGATACAGTTCAACATCTTTTTGACACAGTATTAGGTGGTGCGGGACAAACTGCTCGTAGAACACTGAGTCTTGCTGAAGAAACAACAAAGTCTATTGTGGCTAGAGGTGAGTTGCCAGACGTACCTGTTGGTCAAATTCCTTTTATTAGAAGAGTCAGGGGTGAGCCTGATCCATTTATGTCTCAAACAGAATACTTTCAAAGGAAACAAAACGTCATCAATGCTGTTGCTGAATACGATGATATGTCAGGTTCTTTGCTTAGTAAAAGAAGAAAAGAATATAAGGATAGGTATGGAAACCTTATGAAAATGGAACAGCGTGTAAAAAACACTGACAGAGTATTAAAGAGATTAAGAGACAGAAGGCAGAAACTTGATGACAAAATTCCTCAAAATGTTGCTGATGCTTTAAACATAGCAGATCAAATAGAGGTATTAGATGAGCGTATCAGAAAAGAATATAACAAGTTCAATAAGAAATATGACGAGAAAGTAGGTCGCTTCGACTAATTTTGACCAGTCAATATTTGACTAACCTATTGCTACATTCCTTGCACCAGTTGTATCCCGACAAAAATATTTAACCATTTACCAACACAAACACGAATACGACTACCAATACGAGTATTCCTACTGCTACATTATGAGTTTTCGCAAAACAATAATACAGCAGTCGGTAAACTAAAATATTTTTTTTCTCGGGCCGAAGCCGGCAATGAAAATATTTTTCTGGCAAGCAGGATTCTGGTTTTGAAAATATTTATACAAGCGTCACATTCTGACACATCAGAAACTAACACTAATTTAGATTTGATAGATGCTTATTCTACATCCACGAAAAGTGGAGCATCATTATAGAGTCGATCTCTAGCCATCTCAGCATATTCATCGTTGAGTTCAATCAATATGGCATTACGACCATTTCGGTCAGCAACTAAGCCAGTTGTACCCGCACCCCCGAAAGGATCAAGAACAGTTCCATCTTTAGGACAGCCCGCAAGAACGCATGGTTCTATTAGATCAGGCGGAAATACAGCAAAGTGTGCACCTTTAAATGGTTTTGTGGTGACAGTCCAAACAGATCGCTTGTTTGCACTCTCGTAAGAATCTTCTAATCCTGTATGCGGAGACAGTCCTGTTCCTTCATTGTGATACTTTCCTTCGGTTCTATCCCTTGTTCCCCAATCTTGTTTTACAGGCACTTTAATTGCTTCGTGATCATAATAGTAATTTCTTTGTTTGGTAAGTAAGAAGATGTATTCATGTGCTTTGGTGCATCTGTCTTGAACGCTTTCAGGCATTGGATTAGGTTTGTGCCATATAATGTCTTGTCTTAGATACCAACCATCCGCCCTTAAAGCAAGGGCAACCATCCACGGGATTCCCATAAGGTCTTTCACTTTATATATGCCACCCGCACCACCCGCTCTCGCTTGATGTCCTTGTGACAGCTCCCCATGTTTCCACCCTGTATCTGAATCTCTAGTTCCTGTGTAGTGATTGCTCGCATAAGAGTCCCCAAGATTTAACCAAACAGTTCCCTCGTCTTTT